ACCAGCGCCAGCTTCACTTTGAGAGCCTCTTCATTTCAGCGGGAAGGTCAATCATCGGCTGACCATAATATTCGAGCAGCACATTGATCACCTCTATGAGCTTCATAGCGTGCCGCAAATCTTCCCACAAATATGACTGCTCGTAGTCCTCGTAGATGTCAGTCACCGACTGTTGCATACACTTGAAGATAACCTGCGCCTGATGCCGAAGCAACTGACACAAGATCGTGTCGGCAATCTCACTGTCGAGTTCGATCTTGATGAAGTCTTCGTCAACTGACAAGACGGTGGCGGTGTTGTTAGCCATTGCTGTTCACCTTGCTGCGACGCTGGATTTCGCGGTCGATGTACCAACGCGCCTTCTCCAAATCCTCGATGCCGCCCTTGAGGTCTGCGCGCCACACATACTTGATGGCGTTGCCCAGACAAAACGACATATGTTCGGTGATCTGGATGCACTCGATACCCGACGGGTGCGAGTTGTAGTGGACCGGCTTGTTCACCGGATCGTAGTCGCTCATGGTGTGCCTCCGCTGCCTAACGCTCAGGTCAGCTTCGTAGCCGGTAAGAAGACGGTTTTGCTCCACGGTTCGCGCTCCTTCAACATTGCATCAATACCATCTGCCGCGTGGATCGCACCGACCTCACGCAGCCCGTCAGCCGCCTGCTTCAAGGCAGCCACAAGCAGGTTCCACTCGCCAGTCAGCCAGCCCACCTGCTCAATCCACGGCAGCACATCGAGGTGAGCCTTGCCAAGCTCGTCAGCAAGGCGCTGCCTTTCATCGCGCAGCCACTCAATCTCGGCGGCGCCATCCTGCATGTTTGCGTGTATCACCGCATCAGCCCGGCGAGCGCGGCCCCAGACCCCCTCGCGCAGCCGCTCTACGATGTCAGTCATGGCGCTCGTCCTTCAGTTCACGCACAAGGGCAGCGCACCTGTTTACCGTTAAGATCGAAGCTGCGAGATAGTTTTTCATGTCGAAAGTCAGAGCATGGTCAAACTCGTTGCGCAGGCCCTCGGACACAAGGTCGAGTGTCGCTGCCGCCCTGTTGAACGCTGCGTCGCGCGCCACTGCTGCATGCTCGTTGATCAGCGCAACAAAGTCAGCGATCTGATTGTCACTCAGGACCATGCCGGTGGCCTCGTAGATTTCGTCAGCCCATTCCTCACTGGTCATTCCTTGTTTTCCTTTTCGAGGCGGGCACGGCGGGCCGCAGCCACGATGGCCTTGGCCTCTAACCGGCGTTCTTCTGCGGTGCGGGTGCAAGGCCGGTCGCAGGTGGCGTTGTCGCCGTGCGGATCACAAAAGCAATGGTTGTCCATGACAGTTCCTAGCGAGGAAAGACGGGGCATTCTAACTCCTCACCACGCCCAGTGCAATCTACAAATATAGCACCAGTCGTGGGAAGGCGAGGCAAGTTTGCACGCGAGCAGGACATATGCTCGACGCTGGCGCCGCGTGCCAAGATGCGGCGATGCTCCAACATGGAATCGTTCTGACAGGACTGGAGGTCGAGGTGCCACGTTACTTGTGGCAGCACCCCACCCACATTGCCTGCCAACAGGATCAGCAGGACATACATTCAAGTGCGCTCCTTGAGGGTGGCCTCATAGGCGCTGACGGCATCGGAGAAGGTGCGGTAAGGCACGCCGTGACATGCCCCTCCCACCCCATTGATGACGTAGAACCAGCCGTTGCGCTCGACGATCTCAGTCACGAGTTCGCCAGCCGCCGCCAGTTCGTTGGTGATACGGCGACGGAGATCGTGCGCCGGCACCGTGTCAGTGGCATAGACATCAATCTGCATGGCCGCCCCACTGAGCAGCCATTGCGGCGGCGATGCCGGTGTAGGTGGTGCTGCGCAGCTTCCACCGATCCTTCGAGGGCGGCATCTTGTGGATGCGAGCCTCGCGCCCATCGACGATGTTGGTAGGCTTGAGCAGCGGCAGGTTCTTCAGCCAGAGGCAGGTTGCCTTGGTTTCGCCGTGGCCAAACTGCCAAGGCTGGATGATCTGATCGGGCTTGCGGATGCGGCTGCTGATAATGCTGATCGGGTTCTCGATAGCGATGCGCGGGATCGGCGCATCCATCAGAGCGCGAACGAAGTCGAGGGCCTCGCCCTGCTCGAACAGCTTGTCCTTGAACCAGCGGGCGCCGGAGACGGCGAGGTGGGTGCAGGGCGGATGGGCGATCATCAGGTCCCATTCTTCCTCGGCGATGACGTCGAGGACGTTGCCCTGATAGTGATGCTCGGTGTCGGCGCTCTCAGTAGGAAGAAGATCACAAGACCAGGCATCATGTCCTAGGGCGCGGAAGGCATCGCGGACGGTGCCGCTGTATTCACAAGCGACGAGGACGCGCATCATACGGTCTCCTTGCTGCTGATGTTTTCACGGTGACGCTGGACGGCGCGCTTGATCTTGGCCTTGAAGTTGAGCGCAGAGCGCGTGTCGGACGGCGACATGGAGAAGAACCACTTGACGGTGCGGTCGCCGATCTGGGTGGTCAGGCAGCCGTGCTTGCCTGCGTGGATTACATCGTAAGGAACGTTCTCTTGTTTGAGGTATTGGAGCGTGGGTTCGAGGTGTTCGCGGGTTTTGCGGGGAAGCATCGTTGTCTCCAATGAAAAGAGGGGAGCAGGCTGCTGCCCACTCCCCCTGAGTTTCACACCACAGGAAACATAGCCGCTAGATTAGGCGGCCTTCTTGTTGGCCATGTACCACTCGACCGAGTAGTAGCGGTCAACCTTCAGGCGCGGCGTGTTGAGCGGCGTGCCATCACGGTTGGCGGTCTCATGCGACAGGTTCACGACGACCTCGTTGCCCGGCAGGATGTCGAGGGCATCGCGGATGCTGTTGCCCACCGTCTCCGGGGCGATGCGAGACAGGCGCTCCTGCACATACGGCAGCGTCTTCTCAGACACCCACTGCGTGTCACGCAGGCGGCACTTCGACAGGTCGACGCCCGTCATGTCGCCATCGTGCATGGCGTCGAGCAGCGTGAACTCAAGCTCGATGCCCTGCGTGCCGGAGTTGGCCTTCACAATCTTGGCCGCACGCACAGTGGCAATGTAGTCACCGGCCGGCGCCTGACGGAAGGCGGGACGCTCAGAGGCGGTGTTCTCGATCACGGTATCAAACAGGTCAGCCATAGCTGTTCTCCACAGGTTGTGTCCGCTAAGGACGAGGCGGCATATACATCCGGGCTGCCACCCCGTCAAGTCCTGCCCGGAAATTTTTTACGCCTTGGTGAGGCGGTTCATCATGGAAGCGAGGTCGAACTCCTCAACACCCTTGATGACGTTGGGCGCACTCGAACGCAGCGCCGCCTTGTTGGTGGCAGACGTCTTGAAGGAACGCTTGCCGTCACGCCCCACTTCAAGGTGCCAGATGTCGGAGAAGTAGGTCTGCATCTTCTTCGAGAACTTCTCGCCGACGCCGACCGGGATGTCACGGGCGTTGCCAATGATCTTGCCCTGATCGTCCTTGTCGCCGATCTGCATGATGTGCGTCAGCACAATGACGGAGGCACCCATCTTGTTGCCGGTGAGGTGGTCGAGGATGGCGCTGTAGTAGCGGCCAGCCACGTTGTAGAGCGAGCGCAGATCACGCTTCGTCTCCGGGTCCTCATGCGCGGCGAGCAGCAGCAGGTCGCCAAGGAAGGTGCCGCTGTCGATGATGACCACATCCTTTGCGGTCCAGCCCGACGACGGGCCAAGGTCCTCGCCGCCCGGCACCTTCCAGTGTTCAAGCATCTTGCAGAAGCGCCGCAGTTCTTCGAGCGCCTGCTTCGACGCCTGACCGGTCGCACCGGAGAACAGGTTGGTGCTGGTGATCTTGGCGGCGGCGTAGGTCGAGACGTAAACGTCAGCCGCATTGCTGTTGAGGTAGGAAGAAATGACCCGCGTGTTCTGATCGAAGTCGTGGATCATCAGCCGGTAGCCGGCGTTCGCAAGCTGGGCCAGCGCACCGGTCTTGCCGGAGGCAGGCTCGCCACAAATCAGGATGCGGGGAGGCGGGGTGGTTGCGGTGATCTTAGGCATTGAACATGGTCTCCATGATGTCTTCGCTGATCTTGCGACGGGGATCGGCCTGCCACTGAGGACAGAACCGGGCCACCGGGCACCACGACTGGCAGCGAACCGCCATGCCGGGGCGCACTTCTACATACGCATCCTTGGTAACGGAGGCAAGCATCTGCGCTTCCTCCTCGTTATCGTAGACGCGGATGGCACGCTTGTTGGTGCCCTTCATCACTGCGAAGCGTTCGGGCCGCGCCCAAACATCTTCCTCGGTGCAGGGATCGGGCACCTCCGTCTGATGCATACCAATGCGCCTAGCAATAAATGCATCAGCCTCGTCCGCATCCCACAACGGAATGTCGAAACGCATGGCAGGAGCAGGCGGATAGTTAGTGTTGCTGGCAAGCTGGTTGCGGGACCAGTCACGCAGGATGGCGATGACTGCGATGCCCCCGATCTCCAGCCCCTTCTCACGGGAGAGCAGGCGCCGATAGATGTTGGTCTGCTGCACCCACTCACGGGCCGGGATACCACCCCGCACCTTCGCAACTGACGTGACTTTGAAGTCGAACAGCGTGCCGTTGTCGAGGGCAACGTGGTCGATCTGGCCCTTCACCTTCCACCCATCATAGACGGAGTAGACGGTCGCCTCGTTCAGCGAGGCAGGCAAACCCAAGCCAGCCCGCTCGATGATGTGATGGACGCCCTGCCCAAGCAGGGACCAAATCCTATCCGTCACATCTTCTTCGATCTCATGGTCATGCTTGATGCGAAGCTGCCGCAACTGAGGCGGCGTCAGCAACTCGGTGACCGAGATATCCGCATCACCCTTCGTATAGGAATCATTACCCACTGCCACGACCAGCGGCTCGGGCATCCCATTCTTATTCGTCAGTTTCATTCGCGGTCCCTCTTGAGTGCTGCACGGGCGTATTGCCCGAGGTCTTCCTTCGTCGTCCCGCTGTTCTGCGAACCCAAGCTGATCCGGTGCAGTGACGCCCGCAGCCGGTCGATCTCGTCGGCAGCGTCGGCGCCGGTTGCTTCAAGCAAGAGGACCTCCGTCCGCAGTTGATTGCGCTCGGCAGGGGTGATGATCTGCCCGTAGTACACATCATTATCGGCAATCAAATCGGCAGGCGTAGCCCACTTGCCCCTACGGTCTTCGTACCACTGGCGCTCGGCAACCCAACTAAAGATATCGAGATCACCATCGACGCGCCAGACATGACCCTCGCTGTCCCGCTCCGGGTTCTGCGGACGCCCGTCCCATACAGCGGTCATGTGCGGTCCTCCCCGAGTGCGGCGCGGGCGCGATCTATAGACACGGCTGCCCAGTGTTCACCTTCGTCCATCGTCCCGGTTGCGTCTGTTACGCCGTTCTTGAAATCAGCGTGCGAGCACAGGTCTAGCAAGTCGCGCAGCGCCTTCCGCAACCGGTCGCGCTCGTCCTCGGCCTTCTCGACAGCCTCAAGCATTTCGCGGCTCTGCTCGTTCCACCATGCGAGCTTAGTCCGCAAGGCGTTACGTTCGTCCCGCAGAGCGGAAAGCATGGAAGAAATATCCCACGCCCAAAGATTGCCCTGTGCGTAGATGACGCCCGTGCCAGTCAGAAACTTCTTCATGGCATTGATGGCTTCGTCGCTGGTGTCGGTCACAGCTTCACGTCCAGAATGTCGGCGGCCATGACGGCGGCTCCCTTCTTCTTGCGGGTTGCGGTGTTTGCTTTCTTCATCTTGGTCGCGGTTTCGGCAAGGAAGGCGTCGTCGGCCCGGGCCTTGCGGTTCCGCAGGTTGATCTTCTTGAGTTCCTCGATGGCGAAGGCGAGGTCGGTATCGGACAGCGCCTCGGGATCACGGGCAAAAACCTGGGCGCGCGTAAGCTTTTCTAAAGGAGAAGCAGCAGCAGGAGCAGCAGCATCACATGCACTAAGTTCATCAGCCATATCCAAACTCCATTGAAGCAGTAAAGGGGGAGAGCCGAAGCCCTCCCCCACCTAGGCGGCGTCAGATAGCGCCGTCGTCCTCGTCGAAGACGCTGCCCCAGAAGTAGGAACGCTCCTCGATATCGGGCAGCGGCTCGCCGGCCGACTCCATGTAGGACTTGTTCTTGAAGATGTCAGCGGCGCCCGGCACCTCGAACATCACGACATAGCGGCAGCAGCGCAGCTTCTGGTTGCCGTAGTCAGCGGGCACCGAAACCACGTCGGCCGGGTTGATCTTGACCGCGACCATCTTGCCGTCGGCGTGCATGAAGTTCTTGGCGTATTCGTAGGCGGCAGCATGGAAGCCGTAGCTGCACGTCACGTTGCGGTTGTCGTCAACCTCGGCACGCCGCATGAAAAGGACGGTGCCCGGCGAGTTGTCGAACTTGCCCGAGTGGATATCCTTGAAGTCGGAGCGCACCGCCTTGTAGGCGAGGAAGCAGCCGTCCTCAGTGACCGGCAGGTTGGCGGCTTCAAGGAACAGGTAGAGTTCATTGCGCGCCGTCATGGACGGATTGGCCATGAGGTTGGTGAGGAAGTGGCAGTAGTGTTCGACGGGCAGCCCCTCCTTGAAGAAGATCATCATCTTGTCGGCGAGATAGTTGGTCAGCGGCTCACCGGCATAAGTGACGCCCTGCTCGGTGATGGAGACGGAACCGCCGGTCACCTTGGCGAGGAAGTTCTTGACGGAGGCCAGTTCGACAGCCTCCTCGAACTTGCCGGCGCGGATGGCCTCGACAACCATCTCGAAGTTGAAGTGGTCCACGTCGATAAGGATCGGGTCCTTACCGGCGGGGAACAGGGCAACGGAGTCGCTCTTGAGGATGAAGGGGATCATAGGATGTATCTCCTGTTTCAGCGGTTGATGTAAGCGTTGAGGATATCGGTCGGGACGTTGTTCAGCGGAGTGTAGCGCATCATCGGGTTGGCATCAAGGAACTTATGCCACTCGACCTCCGCACGCTTGGCAGCGTCGATGCCCCGCTGGATAGCAGCGAACTGCTCCTCGGAAGCATGAGCCGTAAAGGCATCATAGTTGAGGTGGCCGGGCTGGAAGAACGCACCCGAGCCATTGAAGTAAGGCCCTGCAAGATTGAAGAAGTCGTCGGCACCCCGCCAAGAATTGCGGGCGTGAGCAGTACGCAGAACCTCGGCACAGCCGTAGAAGTTACGCAGCAGCCAGTCGCGGATATTGCTGGCACACACAGCGCGTTCAAGCCATTCCTCGCTGACGTTTTCCTGAAACCATGCAGCGTCGAACGCAGCCCATTCGTTGAGAGCAAGCGCCAGCTTGAGGTTGGCGGGACGCTTGGCCGGGTTGGGCAGACCAATGACGCGCGGCTCATTGCCAGCGAAGAAGCCGCTACCAAACAAGACAGTAAGCGCGCGCTGCTGTGAGTAGGCAGGCTTGCCGTCGGTGAAGTCGAGGTAGAGGCCGCCGCCTTCGAGGTCAAGCGGCGTAGTCGACCGGGTGTAAGAAGTCACGTTGTCCTTGAAGGTGTAGCCAGTAGTGCGGAGAACGGTGCCGCGTGCTGCCGGAACCTTGGCAGGCACAGGAAGTGAAGCATAGTCAATGGGCTGCGGCAGGCCCATCGTTTCGCAGAACTTGCAAACATCGTCGTAGTTACCACCACGCAGGATAAGACCACGCCAAGCAGGGGCACCACCGAAATAGTCAGTCAGCGTGGCGATGTAGTTGCGGGGCGCGGTCTTGGCCCAGAACAACTTGTCCTTGCTAGTCGCCGAGTGGTCGTACATCACAGCGTTCTGGATGTGACGCTGCGCCTTCTTGTGATAGGACTTCTTGCCGATCAGGTCAGCCTGCACGCCCTCACCGAAGTTGTCGATGTTGGTGCTGACATTGCGAGGCACCGGCTTGCCCTTCCACAACAGCTTGTTGGCCGTGGCCAGCTTCTCCATGAGGGTAAGGACACCCTTGTTCTCGCTGCCATAAACATGGCGGCGGGCATGGTAGAGGTCGGGCTGGATAGCAAGGCCGTTGCGGAAGGCCGCCGTTGCATCGCGGATCACAGCCTTGAGCTTGTCAATGATCGCGTTGCAAGTGGCAGGATCGTAGGACAGAGCTTCGCGGGACGGGCTGATCGACAGGTCGCCGACCGCAAAGCGCAGGAAGATAGACGTGTTGCTAAAGAAGGAGCGCAGTTCGTCAGGCAGATTAGGAATGGCGTCAAGGTTCAGAGGGTAAGTGACCAGCCCCATGAACACCTGATTGCCATTGCCAAAGGGAAGGAAAGCCCATTCGGGCTGGCCGTCCACCTTGGTCGGCGACACCATGCCGTGGTCGCCAATGCCATCCCAAACGGGATCGACCTTGAAGGCCCATGAGCCGGTGATCTTGGGCAGTTCGGGCCACCACTGGAAGAAGTTCTTAGCCTCGCGGTCCCAAGCATACCAGTCCTTCGAGGCAACCTTGACCATGAGGCCGGTGTCGTCACGGTCCTCAAGGATTTCCTGCCCAGCCAGATAGATGGACGGCTGGCCGTTCGACTTGAAGCAAACGTAGGTGCGCTTCCAGCCGCCGTGATACGACACGATGGTGAACTGGTCGGTCACAGCGAACGGCGACTTGGAGCCAAGGCCGAAGCCGCCAATGGCCGAGTTGTCGTGGTCCTTGGTCGAGCGGAAGTAGGTGGTGTAGAGGTTGATGCAATCGGCGTTGGACAGGCCGGGGCCGTAGTCACGCACGCTGAAGTAAGGCTCGGCGACGGAGGGCAGATGCACCTCAATGTCGGAGAGCGGGCGATCCGTCAGCCGGTGGGCGTCAGCCGCATTGCAGGTGATCTCGCGGATAACCGCCAGG